TGCCTGTAACCAACGGTGTTCTCCGAGATCACGGCGGCCACGCCGCCCTGCACCTCGATGCCACCGATCTGGTTGGCAGTTGAGATCGAGGTGTAGGCCTGATCGGAGATCCGCAGCCCGAAATCCCACACGTGGTTTCCCGTCACGACATCACCGAAGCCACCAGCCAGCAGAACTGGGCGCCCCTGCATCTTGTTGAATCGGTTCGACGAGACGGTCCAACCCTTGCCGTGGTTCGACAACTCGCCATCTGCGCGCCCTGCGAGAACGCCACCCCCACACTCAAAGAAGGTGTTCCCCTGCACGATGGTGCCCCACAGATCGCGCTTGCCAGCGAGGCCGACGCCACAGCGCCCGAAATAGCCATTGGTCACGCTGGTGGCCTCGCCAACTTCGTCGACGCCAACGCCGCCCCCGTCATCACCGGAAAGATAAATGCCCGCATCAGCCATGCCCACGATGTAGGGACGGTCGATTGCGAGCCCTCGGGTATTGTGGGTCGTAATGCCCTGATCCCCGCCACCAACAAAGTTATCGCCAGAGGCTTCCTGCGGTTCAGAAAAAATCAGCGGACTGTCGATGCGCCCCCCGACAAAACCGTAGACGCGCAGCCCGCAGAGGCCGGTCGTCAGGCTTGCAGCGTTGCGCATGTCGATGCGCAGGTTCCTGACGCTCAGCTTGTCCTCGGAAACGCTGCCAGGATAAGGGTACGAGGCGAGGGTCAGAGCGCTGGTGGAAAGCGACGCGACCTCACTTCCGACGACGAGGGTGGCTCTGCCCGCGAACTCGATGTCGACCGGGACGCCCTCCAAAGAAATCAGGCCGGAAATGTTCAGCTCGCCGTCGTGATCGACCTGTTCGCGTAGCGGATAGAGACCGTTCGGGACATAGATCGCCTCACCGGTCGCGAGGGCATCTCGAATGAGGGCGGAAAAGCTTCGGGCGCCAACATCCTTGGCAAGCTCAGCTTTGATCCCGGCGAACGCGGTGAGGGGGCGGCGTTGATCGCGGGTGATGATGTTGAAGGTCTGCGCCTCACGCGCAGTCTCAAAAATAGTGGTCATGCCAGCCTCACGAAATCGGGGTGTTGTCGTCTACGCGACGGAACGCTGCTCCGTCCGAGCAAGCCACACAGGCCCCCCCGGACTCGTCGGTGATGAAAGCGAGCGCGCCGGCGCCGACTGATCCCGCGACCGCTGACGCCTCGACGACCGTCATGGACGGCAAGCGCGGCGGCACGAGAAACTGGAGGACGCTGCCGATCGCACGGATCACCGTGACAAGCGCGCCACCACGGCGCACCGCAAGCGTGTAGTCGGCATCCTCGGAACCGTCCGTCGGGTCTGTCACGATCCACCCCTGACGAACGGCATTGAAGACCTCGCCTGCGTCATTCATCGCCTGCAGGTGGTTGTAGAAGGTATCTCCAACAGCCGGCGTCGCCCGCTCCCCCCGGAAGCGCGCGATTTCGCTGTCGCTGACATCGGCGTCGTTGACCACCAACAGCGGCGAGGATGCGGAGCGAAGAACCGAGAGGGTTTCGAAATCCTCGTATGAACCGCCACCATAGGCCACGCCGGCGCTGTCGCCCGGAAGGCTATCGAGAGATCCAGTGAAATCGCGGATCGCGCCCGCATTATGGACAGAGAAGCGCTGCCCAGTCGCTGCGCCGCTCCAGGACACGCCGGCCTGCACCTGCAGCATGGCACCAGACACACCTGCGAAGAAACTTGAGAAGGCCGGCGCCCCGGTAACGGTGACCGTTCCGCCGCCGACCAGAATGTAAGCTCCGCTCGTGACGTGAAAGTGGGCGACGCCACCAGCCGTGATTGCGTAATCGCCAGTGCTCGAGATCTTTCCGGCATCAGTGGCTTGCTTGTGAAAGCCAGCGCAAGATCCGAAGCCGATGTCGGCGTGTTCGATGTAACCGCGAGGCGCGTTCAGGCAGTTGCCTCCAGTCGCCGTGGTTAGGGTCATATTCTCAACCCTGAACATCGCCCCGTTCTCCGCTCGAAAGCAGTCTGCACCGGTGGCGCTGACGACGACATCAGCGCGCGATGCTCCCGCCCCGACAAAGCGGATGGAAGACGGCGTCCGCGCGCCCTTCACCGAGCCCTGGATCAAGGCGCCCGCGTTATATGTCCCATCCGCCACGGAGATGATGGCGCTGTGACCATTCAGGTCGAGCGCCTGCACTGCGTCTGCAGCGCGCTGAAGCGTTGCGAAAGAATCGTCAGAGCTAAGCCCGGTCGCGGCGTCATCCCCTTCGGGAGAGACGAAATAGGTACGGTCGCCGGTCAACCGGGTAGCAAGACCCCCGCCGAGCGATCCGACGATCACGACCACGTCGCCTTCCGTCAGACCGGCCGAGAACTCCACCCCGTCGAGTGCCGAGTTGAGTGAGAAATCGGACCCGGCCTGCAGCGGACCGTAGCCGTTCAGATAAACCAGAGAGGTCGAGGAGAGGTCCTCCACCGTAGCGCCGTACAGATCCACGCCACCGAATTCGGTCTGCCCTTCCGTTGCGACGAAGTAGTAGCTCTGCGAGATGCCCGAAAGCACACTGGCACTCCCGATCGCATCCGCGATAGGGCCTGACCCCGCCAGGATGGTCGCGAGAGTTGTGCTCGAAAGCAGACCGGTCGTCCCGCCGCTCACAGCAAGCAGCAAGTCAGCAGAAGGGAGCGTGCCCATGTCGGGCACGCGGATACCATCAGGCATGGCGAGAACCTCAGATTATGGTGGTGATGAGGGCGTCTGAAACGCCGGAAACGATGCTGCCCGCGCCGACAGCAGCGAAGCGGTATTCATAGGCGCCCTGCGGCGCCGTCGCGGCGGTCAGCGGATAGAGAACGATCTCGGTCACCGAGCCGTCGAAGTCCGACGTCGCGACGATCTCGATGCTGTCATTGCCGGAGGTCGCCGTCAGACTGAACAGCGCCTGGCCGTCAGCGTCGATCGGGTCGGTCGCGACTGACGTCTCCCCGGCCAGCTGCAATGTGATACTGCCAGCCGTTCGCCCGGAGACTGACACTGCGCCGCGGTAGACGGTTCCCGCTGAAAGGCTCAGCGCCTGAGATAGCGTGCTGGCCGCGCCGGGCGTATGCTCCGCGGCGCCGCCTGAGATCAGCCAGCCGCCGCCCGCTGTCCATTCCGCAGGATCATCCATGTCTCCGGCACTCAGGATGTCGGCCCGGGTTCGGTCACCGTCGGTGAAGGCCGAGGTAACCCCGAGCTCGACCTCGAGATTCTTGATGAGGTCGGTCTCGGCGTCGAACGCGTCACCCACCGAGGTGCGGAAGATCAGCACATCTGAGGTGCCAGGGTCGCCGTTGGCGTAGTCGATGCCGGCATATCCCAAACCGGAAGTCAGCAGGATGCTCTCGGTATCGGGTGTATCAGGGACCGACACGGTGTCTGCGACCGTGTAGGTCAGGATCGAGCTCGTGCCGCCGGCAGCGCCGCCGATGCTGTAAGCCGTCAGCCGCACCTCGATGTCGTCGCCAAGCTCGTACTCGAGATCGACCGACCCATCGCGCCCGTAGATCGTCGCGCTTTCCCAAGCCGCCTCTCCGTCGAGGCGATGCTGCACGAGGATCGACCCCACAGGCACCGTCTCGGTATCAGGCATCTGCGCTGAAACCCGCAGAGCCCGCAGATCCGGGTCGCCACCCCAACCGGCGAGAAAGAACAGGGAAAACGCATCCACCGTGTCGTAGACCAGCTGCAAACCTGTGAAGACCGGCGCGCCGGGCCGGCCCTCGGTGATGATCGAGCCGACAATCGGGTTCCAATCCGGCGGCACGTAGGCGTCGGTCAGCGTGTCGATCTCCTCGGCGTCGTTGGTGAGCGTGAGCCGGCAGGAGAAGTTCTCACCGGGCTCGATCAGCAGAACCCGGCAGGGAAAGCTGACCTCCTCGGACGGACCGAAGAGGACAAGATCCCCGGGCGCGGGCAGGACATCGCCCTGCACCAGGAGCGCCTGCGTCGTGCCCGGTGACGTGGTAACGGTCGCAATGGCGCTGTCGCCCACCGTGTTCGCCTCATCATAGGCCATCCAGCGCAGCGCGTAGCTCTGGCCGGCCTCCATCGTCACCGGCTCGTCGATCACTACGCACGAGCCATCGACAGTCAGAACCTTGCCCGAGATCTGCACCGAGGACAGCACGTCATGCGACAGGAGCACCTTGTCGCCGCGCGTCGCCGCCCGGATCGCCCCCTCCTGCATGACGCGGAAGGTGTCACGCCGCTGGATCACCTCCTGCATGCGCCGATAGGTCTCGCGCGCCACCTCGTCGGGATTGGTCTTCCCCGGCATCTCCCACTCCTCGAGCAGGTCGATCGCGCCCTCGTTTCCGGGCCACGGGTGGATCAGCTCTGCCTCGCTGTAGTCGTCGGTCTCATCGAGGAAGCGGACGCGAATGCCGTCCGGCGGCTTGATGTAGCTACGCTCCCCCTCGAAGCCCCAGCTGTTGCGCGGCGAGATGTGGTCGACAACCACGTCCTGCGGCCGGTCGATCACGACGCTCCATTTTTCGCCATCGTGGCGCGGGGATGCTCGGCCAGCCGCCGCGATCTCCGACAGCATCTCGCCGAAGCTCATCTGCGCGGTGATCTTGGCGTCGTAGTGCAAGCCCTTGTCGTCGCAGAAGTGCCACCACTCCTCGAGCACATACCAGTCGATTTCCTCGTCTGGGACAGGCCGCGCCTGGTAGGCGCCGCGCAGAGCATCCGCGTAGATGTCTGCCGGGTTGCGGCTCAGCCCTTCGGACCAGGTATCGACCCCATCGAAGGCCTCCACATAGCGTTCGACGATTGCGTTTAGGCGCGAGATTGTCCCGTTGATCTGCTCGGTTGCCTTCACCCGGGCCTCGACAAGCGCCAGCGGCGCCGCATCGAAGTTGATCGGGTATTCCGGTCGGATGGACTGGAATGCGAAGAGAGTGGTGTCATCGCGGAACCGCGCCTCGGTCCGCGACTCGGTCAGCCTGGTGATCTCCACCTCCCACGATCCGCGCGACGGCAAAGCCCACCGAAACTGCCGGAAGAACGGCGTGATCGTCCTCTCACCGTAGGAGACCTCCTGAACCTCGCTCCACTCCGTCGTGCCGCTCTCGCGCTGCCGGATGCGGAGCCGCACCGTCCGACCATCTGGATCGCCGTCACTGTCGATCCTCGTCAGGCCTTGCGGGAAATGCACGATGATCGACACCTCGGTGGCATTCGCGCAGGTCTCATAGACATTGGTCTGCAGCTCTGCCGGATCGCCTGTCGGGTTGCCATACTCGTCCAGCGGCTCCTGGGGCCCCTTCAGCTCGACGTTGACGTTCTCCTCGAACACCTGCTGCGTCACGATCTCCATCGGGTCATCGCCGACGACGCCCTCCCGCGTGCGGTAGAGCACGTTGGTGAACTCATCGATCGAGGTGTCGCCGATCCGGATGTCGGAGATCTTCAGCCGGCCATAGCCGAAGGTGAAGGCGGCGCAGACATACTGCTCGCCGTTGATGACCTGGCTGTAGGGCAGCGAGGCATAGACCGGGGCCATGCGCATCTTGCCGAGCACCAGCGGGATCGGCTTGCCAGCGGGCAGATCGTTGCTCCAGCCGTTGATCGAGTAGCGGTTCTCCGGCCCGTCGGGCGAATTGAGGGACGGACGCGGGATCAGGGCGTTGACTAGGTAGCTCACCGCCAGCGTCGTGACCAAGGTCACGCCCACCGAGATCGCGGCATAGGCAAATGTGCCAGCTGTCGCACCCACCGCCGTAGCGATCGCACCGGTGATCGCCGCGACAGCCGCTTCGATCCCGGGCAGGACGCGGATGATCACCCCCGCGTCGCCGTGTGGCCGAACACGCGGCCACCAAGCACGCGGGATGATCTGATACTGATCCCGGCAGTAGATCGCCACCACCACGCGATCCATCATTTCCTCCGGCGCGCCCGGAAAGGAGCCCTCGACGATCTCCGAGATCGTCAGGGACTCTTCAACCTCGAACGAGCGCCGCGCCTCAGGCGCAGGGATGCGGCAGATCTGGACGGCAGTTGTCATGAAAAGGCCTCATGCCGGTAGATCCCGACCAGTCGATTGCGCCAACCATCCGCCATGATCGACTGGATAACGGAATGGCTGCGCGAGTGAACGTGAAGCATGCGGCGACGATCGACCGCGATGCCGAGGTGGCAGTCATGCCGCCCGATTCGGAATTGCAGCGCGTCATAGGCCTGAGGCGTCTCGACGCGGCGCCACGGATGCGCGGACGTCTCGCCAGAGATCAGTGCGGCGAGCTCATCGCGCTGGTAGCAGCTGCCATAGGCCTCGGTGTAGCTCGGCAGATCGACGCCCAGCACCTCGGCATAGACCAGCCGCAGGAGGCCGTAGCAGTCGACCCCTTCACGCTCGCGACCCAGATCAGCATGCGGGAGGCCGACGAAGTCCGACCAGCTCATCGATAGAGCCCTGGGAAACGGTGCTTGCCGACGATATGCATCGGCGCGCCTTCCTCCTCTATCGCCTCACGGCTCATCTCGATCGAGACCTGCGAGCCGAAGCCCGCGCCAACCATCTCGAGGCCGAGCCAAGCCTGCTCGACGAGGTCGGGGGTAGACGCCATGACCACGGCGACATTCGCCGTCGCACGGTCGGCAATGGTCCGAAGGAGGGCCGGCAGCGCTGCGTCGAAAAGGTCGAAGACGATCCGCATCGCCGCCGGCCGGTCGCTCTCGTCGCTCGGCATCTCGAGCCCCATCGGCAGGAACAGGAATGGCTCCGTCGCGGGATCAGCCCCGCGCCAGCTCGAGCGTGTGCCGCGGATTTGCCCCTCGGCGCTCTGCGAGATCAGATCGGCATTGTCGCTGCTCAGGCGGATCGGTGTCGCGAGGTCAGGATGGCTGATCTCGATCAGGACCGCCGGCAGATCATCGGCATAAGGCGCATCTTGCTGCGCCCTCGCGTTCAGAGACAGCGCCCGGCTCATGTTGGAAGCTCCACGACCGAGAATTTCACGACCTGGCGACGCATGATCGGCTCACTTGATACCGGAGCCCCGTCACCCCACTGGCAAAGCATCATCTTAGAGATCAGGAGCGGAGCGCCATTTTCGTCGAGCAAGGGCGCGCCAAGCTCATCGAGAAGGCCAGCGCCATCCACGATGTGATCCGGCATCCAGAAAAGGCGCGTACCGAAAGCGCAAGTCTCTGAATAGAATTTGTCGAACTTGGCTTTCTGCCAAAGCTCGAGAGTGAAACCGAGCTGGATCTGGCGCGCCACAGCCGAATATCGCAAGGCCGATCTCGCCGGCCCTGCGTCAAAGGATGTTAGCCTGCGGGGGTCCATACTCTGCGACTGGTAGCCAGAGCGGCGCGGCGCCGGGAGATCGGGCGGGAAGGTTGGGATCGTCATCGCGCAGGCCTCGGGGCCCTGACACCTCTGGCCCGCAAGAACCGCTCGGAAGGACCTTGGCTCATCGCCTTTGCAGTGCTCTCGGACTCGCGGATGCGCTGTGTGACCTCTCCATTTTTTTGGGTCGCGCTGATGTCGAGGAGCCCACCCGTCTCGTCGATGACGGTCATTTTTAGGACTGCAGCCGGGGCGGCCGCCATTTGCGACGGAGACGCTCCTACGAGAGGACCGCCATCAGCTCGTTTGGGCAGGCGCATGGTGCGTATTGCCTCCATAAATTCGACGCCATAGTGATCGACCGCCGCGGCCGGCTGCATGAACTCGCCGCGCGAGCCCCAGAACAGCAGGTTATCCTGGCGCTTTCCTCCGAGCCCCTCGAGCTTGCCCTCAGCCCGGGGCACGTCGCGGAACCCGCCGCCCTCGGCGCGCTTTGGCAGCATCAGGCCGCCGTTGCGATACAAGCCGCCCGAGGTCATCGCCCCGGCCGAGGCGCTGTAGCCCCCCGTCGCAGCGCCACCGGCAGCGGCGCCAAACGAGATCCCGCCACCGAAGCCCGAGAAGGCCTGATCCATGAGCTGGGCCAGCTGCTCCCAGATTGGGTCGAGGGCAAGCGACCAGAGCTTGTCGAGGATCATCGAGGTCAGATCATCCCAGAATGCCTCGACGCCGGCGCCGCCAGGCTTGAGATTATCGAAGGCCCCGGAGATCTGCGATTTCCAGGCTTCGACATCAGATCTTTCCTGTTCGGGGGAGCGCTTACTGCCTTCTCCCAAATCTTCTTCCCGCTCTCGCGCCTCGATCAGGCGGCCATAGGCCGCTGCCTGCTCGTCGATCACCTCGATCAGCCGGCGGCCATTGTCCGCGAGCGCAGTCTCGGGGTCGATCCCTGCCTCCTTCGCGCGCTTGACCGCCTCATACTGGAAGGTCAGACGGGCCTGTTCCTCGACCGTCCGACCGGCGAGGTCGGCCTCGAGGCGCAGCTGCTCGAGCTGATCGCGACCGATCGAAACCACGCGCTCGAGCGCCTCAGCCTGCGCGTCGAGATCGTCGGTCGTGGTTGTGCCAGCGCCGGATCCCCGGCCATACATGCCCACCGCCTCTGCAGCCCAGGCCGGAACCGAGCCCGAGGTGTAATCGGGCCCCCAGGCACGCTCGGCCCCGGTGTCGAAATGCAGAGAGTTGCTGTAGACCCCGACGCCGCCAAAACCGGCCACGCTGCGCGCGAGCTTGATCAGCTCGAGCCGCTCGTCGATCGACATATCCGACACGTCGATGTCGAAGGCACGCCCATGCATGTGCTGCGATTTCTTTGCTCCGCCGGCGGCGTCATTCTCGTCCGGCGATCGGTAGTCGGAAGTAATATTGAAAGTCTTTCCCGAGGCCTGCTCGAGCACGGCAAGCGCGCGCACCGTCGCCGGGTCCATGTTGGTCGGATCGAACTGCGAGCGCGGCTGTTCCCAGGGCCGCATATCGACCGGCTTTGGCGCTGCAGCCCGGCCGGCCTGATACTCCCCGTAAACCCGGTTCAAGCGCTCGATCTCCTCGGCCGCGACGCGGGCGCTGTCTCCGGTCTCGTCGAACGGTCGATCGGCTTTCAGATCCTCAGAAAGGGTCATCACCGCGCGCTCGCTATCCTCGAGCTGCCGCACCATTTCCTCGGCATCCGCGAGGCCGCGCGCATTCTCCCGGAACCCTTCGATCTGCTCAGATCGAAGCAACCGCCCCGCGACGATCGCCTCGTCGATCGCCGTCAGCAGCGCCGCATAGGCCCGCTGCACCTCAAACTCGCTGGAGGCTTGGTCAATCGCCGAAATTTCATCGCCGAAGATGCCGGCCGTTTCCGCCACATCCCGGATCGAACGCAACGCATCTGTGTTCGCGAGGCCTTCGGCAGCCTCGAGGATCTCGGACAAGCGGTCCCGCAGATCCTCGAAACCGGGCCCGACGCTTTGGACGCGCTCGAAAGCCTCCATGAAGTCGCTGACCGAGATTTCGAGAGCGCCCGCTTGCTCTGCCATGTCCGCAAGCTCGGTCATGAAGCGGTTTTGCGGCCCCATCGGCACGCCCGTCCGAATATTGGTTCGGAACATGGTGTCGACCTGAGCGGTGAAGTCGTCGAAACCGTTCGCGTCAAACAGCGATCCCGTCATGCTTTGCTGGGCCTCGCGCAGCTCGCGCTTGGCTTCATCGAGCGCCTGGATCAGCGCAGCCTTGCTCTGTGTGAGCATGTTTTGCGTTGTCTCGGAAACCTGCCCCCCGAGGCTCTTTTGCTCCTCGGCCGCCCGCCGGCTGGCTTCCTGGTAGGCATCGAGCGCGCTTGCGGCGCGCGTCGCGGCCGTCTCGGCCCGCTCGACCGCATCCGCCGCGACATCGGTGTCGATGCCGAAGGCGATCAGCGAGCCGGCGGTGATCGCCAGCGACAGCGGCCCGCCCATGATCCCGGTCAGCGCCCGCGCCGCGACCCCGAAGCGCATCATGGGGGCGGCCGCACGGCCCGCGGCGGTGCCGACGCCGCTCGCGGCGCCGGCGATTTCGATCAGCGCGGCACGCACGGCGACCGCCTTGGCGACCACCAGCGTCATGCCCCGGCCGACCAGGTAGACGGTCAAGGCGTTTGCCACACGCTCGACCACCTCCTCGACCAGCTCGAAATTCTCGGTCAGGTAGCGCAGCGCGTCGGTCACCCGCCGCACCGCCTCCTCGGCGAGGTCAAGGCCGCCATTCTCGGCCGCCTCGAGGTTCAGCGCCTCCCAGGCGGCCGCCAGCTCCTTCAACGCCCCGTCGAGGCCGCGCAGCCGTACCTCGGCCTGTTCCTGGGCGGAGATCTCGCCGATCGCGCTCGAGAGATCTCGAATCCCCTCGGCGCCCTGCTTGGCAAGCGCGGCCGCGGTGCGGATCGCGTCGGTGCCGAACACGGTTTTCAGCGCCTCGTTGCGGGCCTCCTCGGACAGGCCCGCGAGGCCGTCCTGCAGCTCCTGGGCGATCTCGGCCATTGTGCGCATGTTGCCCTGCGCATCGAAGAACTGCAGGTCGAGATCTTTCATGACCCCGGCGGCCTTGGCCGACTCCGGCGTCAGCCGCTGCAGGAAGGTCTTGAAGCTCGTGCCCGCATCCGAGCCGCTGGCGAAGCTCGAGGCGGTCGCCGACAGGACGGTGAGAAACTCCTCGATCTCGACGCCGGTGGTGCCGGCGACGCCGCCGGCCTGCGCGATCGCCAGGCGCAGATCGTCGAAGCCGAATTTCGAGGTGAAGGCGGCACCGGTGACCCGATCGACGATCTCGGGCAGCTTGTCGGCCTCGAGGCCGAATTGCTGCATCAGGTCGGTGACCAGGTCGGCCGCCGGCGCCACCTC